GAAGAAAAAAACCGTCTTTGGCCTTTTTGCATAAAAGCGCTATAGAATTGATACCAGAGTTTCAATGGGCAAAGGAGCGTATTAAAACTGATGCGGATATTCGGTCAATGTGTTCGCAAGGTTTTGCAAAAGAATTTTTCAATGAAAATCCATGATGTTGAACTTTTAATATCTAAAATTTTAAATTACGTTAAGGAGTGGCTGGGATGAGTGTTAAAAAATTGATTGGAACAATTGCGGTTTTATTTTCGTTAGTATCTATTGTATTCATTTTGCCCTTTTTACTGTTACCGGTAGATCAGGCACTATTTTCTATCGGAACGTACTTTGCCTTATTAGCATTTGTAGTTTTTATTAGATGGTGCTTTAATGACTGATCAACAATACATCGACCGAACACTCCGGGCCATGAGCCGTAATGGGTGGACGTTTAAGCTTGAGTTGGATGAGTACGCGCCGTTCGATGTAATTAAGGTATCTTGTGGAGATGATGAAGAGGGGCCGCTATTATCTATGGATATGCCGGAATCAATATCTTGGCTTTTCGACCCACATGCTGCCCACGACCCTTATGGGATATTTCCAGAATACGAAAAAGTTCCTAAAGATAGAGACCCTTGGTTTAATGATGAAAGAACGGAAATAGCGGTCAGGTACGGTATCAAAATAGAAATAGCGGTTGAGACCAAACCATGCGACCGTTTCCGGGTATTCTGTGAGATGCTTGATAAGTACGAAGTTGAGTTATTAGATGGGAATAAAAAAGAAAAAAATATAAATTGTAAAAGGATACCAGATGAACCAAAAAAAAACTTATGACATTAACTCGATCACCCTGGCTGGAAGACTAACCAGAGACCCGGAGACTCGCCCGGCTGGACAGACAAATGTGACAAAATTTGGATTTGGCAGCAATTCCGGGGAGCATGCGAACTTTCTCGATGTTGAGTGCTGGGGAAAGCTGAGCGAAATTGCCTCCAGCTATCTAAAAAAGGGGAAGTATGTTGCAGTCGTCGGTCGCCTTGAAATCGGGACATTTAACGACAATGCGGGAAATTCTCGAAAGTATTGCAAAGTAAAGGCAAGCGAAATAAACTTTGTACCCATGAGCTCTGGTAGGAGAGAAGAGGAGGCAAATGGTAACGTTAACCATGAGTACAAACCAGACATGCGAAACGAAGTTAAGGATGGCGAAATTCCTTTTTAGTGCGTGGGTTATTTTTTCTCACCTCGGTAGTGCCTTGTACCATGACCAAACGTCAGAGCACATTCAAATATTCCGGCGCTTGGTTTGGGTGGAGAGCAAGGGTGATCCGATGGCGGTAAGCCATAAGGGTGCCGTTGGAATTTGCCAGATAATGGACGCAGTAAGGCACGACTACAACGCCTTCACAGGCGCTCAGATTGGACGCAGAGACCTTTTTAACGCCCAAACCAACATAAGGGTCGGGTTTTGGCAATACGAGCGCCTTCTGCGCCAATTTGACGGATGCTATGTAGAGGCGGTCAATAGCTACAACATGGGATGGTCGAGGACTCGGAGTGGTTTTTTTTATCTACCCTATCTCAGTGCTATAGTCCCGGACAAGACAAAAGAATACTTCAAAGGGAAAACGCTCCGACATCACGCTGGGGCGATTTGGAAAGTTACAGATCATGGAAATTCTAACAATAAAAATTACAGAGACAGACTCACAGGGGATCGAAAGGCAGAGCCTCGTCCCGATAGATCAGGCAGGCTTTAGGCAGTTCTCTCGTCTCCCTACTCATCAACCAATCAAAATACAGACTAAGGTTCGCCGAAACAACCGGACAAATTCTCACCTCTGGGCGGTTTGCTCCTATGTGGTGGAGAACCTTCCTGAGCGTTACTGGTATGAGGAAAACGGAGACAAGCACCCTGCTTTCCCTTCTACTGAGGTTTTGCATGAGTGGCTTAAGGTCAAGGTCGGGTTCGGACATGTCATGCCGGTGAACATCACCGATCGGGAAGGCGAAACAATGATAATCCCGCGTCGGTCGAATTTCTTTGCCTTGGAAGATGAGAATGAATACCAGGAGAAATTCTACAGACCATCCATGGAGTTATTGGCTAGGATTATGGACATGGCAGAGTCGGAACTGACTGAGCAAAGCATTGCTTGGTCCAAAGGATCGAAAACTAAATCATAAACAAGGAGTTGAAAATGACGACTGAAAATTTAATTTACATGATTGAAGAAAATGGCGCTACAGACTTTGTTATTGAAGAGCACCTAGAATCAATTGTGGTAATTGTTAAAAACAAAATCCCTTTCTGGAAAAAGGGAAAAATCAAAAAAGCCATCTTAAAAAATAAACCTGTTGCAATAAAAGCAAGCTTGTTTTTTTCAAAGGACTACTTAGAGGACAAAAAATGGTTTGGATTTAAAAAGCGATGATACAATTAGCCTTCCCAATAAATAACATTCCAAACCCTAACCCTAACCCTAACCCTAATCTCTGGCCCGGTGACATTCGTGTTGCCGGGCCTTTTCTTTTCTATGGGTTTGGGGTATACTTTGGGAGTCGTCCGCAACGGACATTCCTTATTGCTGGCCGGGGGTAGCTCCCCCGGTTCATTTTTTTGCTAGCAATAAGGTAATTGAAAGCAATAAGGACACTTATTCTTCACCAGAAAATTCATCGGGTGTCCTTTTGAGTAGAGGATGTAATGGCCATACCTAAAGCAAATTATACCCAAATCCCAAATTTAATTTTAGATGATCTCCTGTGTAATTTGGCAAAGGGCGAGTTAAAGATACTTTTGACTATCTGTCGGCATACCTATGGGTGGCAAAGAGACAGGCAGAAGATAAGCCTTGGAAGGCTTGAGAAATCCACAGGGTTAACCAAGAAGTCAGTCAAGGAAGGAATAAAATCCCTGATTGAAAGAGAATTGATAGTCCAAACGGAGGAAAGTCACGTCCGAGGCATTCAGTATTGCTATGAAATCAATGTCGAAAAGGATGATTTGAGCATCGGCCTATCAGAAACAAGGGGGGTAGTTAGTAACCCCTTAAGGGGGGTAGAAAATACCCCCTTATTTAAAGAAAGGGGGGTAGTTAGTAACCCCTTAAGGGGGGTAGTTAGTAACCCCCTAAAAGAAAAGAAACAAAAAGAAGTTAAAAAAAGTAAAGAAATTCAGATTGACGATCTAATTCATTTTCACTTAAACAATGATCGATTTAAATCATCATGGTCTGATTGGCTAATAGCCTGCAAAGAGAATCGAAAACCAATGACACCCATGAGAGCAAAGAAGCAGATCAACATGCTAAATGCCCTTACCCTTGATCAGGCAATACAAAGCATAGAGACAAGCATAGCGAACGGCTATCAAGGCCTTTTCCCTCCAAAAGCCCAAAGCAATGGTTATCGAAATAATGGACATCAATCAAAGACCCTGGACGCAGATCAGCGCTTACTTGAAAATGCCCGTAGGTCCGTGGGGGTAGCGTGAAATTCCAAAAGCGACTGCTTAACGCGATCATAAACCATCAGCGTTTGGACTTGATGACTGACAATGTCCCGGCATTATTTTTCGACTGGCACAGCAAGGAAATACTGCGGGCCTGCTATGAGCTGGTGGCACTTAAAAAGGACGTGACAGTCGATACCTTGAAAGCATGTCTAAGTGGGAAAAAATACAATTCGTTGGTCAAAGAAAGTCTTTATAGCCGAATAAATGATGTAACACGAGAGCATATTTTAGTTAGTGAAAATTTGCTTTCTGAGCTTCGTCGGGAATACGAGGCCTTTGAGATTGAAAATGCAAAGATGACACTAGCGCGCGAAGATGAGCCGATAGAAGTTAAAGTCGATGCACTGGTAAAAACTGCCAATCGCCTGACTAAGGCTGAGGACAATGGCTTTGAAAAGCTGACCGAGGTTGTAAAGCAAAACTTGAGACTTGCGGAAGAGGGCTTGCCAAGCAAATTTTTTGAGAGGGCAATCGAGATTAACGATCCTAAATTAAGAATTTTGATGGGGCCTTACTTATACCCTCAGCCAATTTGTTGGATTGCTAGGCCTGGTGACTATAAAACTTCATTCCTGATTAATCTCCAAGAGTATCTGATTAACGCTGGTCACATGGGGATTCACATTACCTTAGAGGACAGCATCGAAGGGTATACGATGAAATACATGGCGTGCGCCCTTCGATTGGATAAAGATGAAATGGCGCAGAATCGAGCCAGGCATCAAGACATGGCCCCAATTCTCTCCAGACTCAATGAGGAAATGATAATCACAGCCAAGGCTAATACTGCGAACAAAATACGCAAGTTAGTTGACCAGTCATTTAATCGATACAACATTCGATGGATCAGCCTCGACTACCTGGGTCTTTTGACCGGAGACTCACGGATGAATCGAGAGGAAAAGCTGGAGCATGCGACAACCGTATTCATGGAAATCTCCAGGGAGTACAACGTGCCATTTATCTACCTAAGTCAGGTTGATAAAGAGTCGAACAAAAATGCTCCGATCCTCAAGGCAAGCATGGCATTTGGGAGTCAGTCAATTCAGAACGCAAGCCGGGTCATGGTGAGCTTTAATCCGGTGCAGGCTGACGATGTACCAGACAGCCCCTATCGTCTTTGGCATGACTGCAAAAAAACATTTGGAGTCAAGCGTGACTGGACTGTTACCTTCCATCCTCCCTCCGGTAAAATTGATAAGGTCGAAAAGGTAATGAAATGATTTGGGACAGTGAGACTCTGGTGAAAAAAATTGAAGGAGAAGAGCTTTGTAGCCGATTGCTTCTGAATCGAATTCTAAACGAAAATGCCGAGCCGCAACTAAACCAAAAACTATACGACTATTATTCGTATCTTTTAAGTGCGTGGACTGATGAGAAATTTAAGGAAGCTCCAGTGTATTGGGACGGCGACGAAGCTGAGTGGAATCTGGCCTTTGAAGGGATCAATTGAGTTTTTTTATTAACAAATTAGCAAAGTAATAGTATAATTAAAAAACTATTATCAGGGATCAAGTATGAAAATAATCGAAGCACTTAAAAAGATCAAAGACCTTCAAAGGAAGGCCGATGACTATAGGAAAAAAATCAAGCGGTACTGTGCAGACCTGGAATTAGAGACCCCGGAATATGGGGATGAAAAAACGCAAAGGAGTCAGGTTTCCGCGTGGCTACAAGGACACAGCGACATAATCAAAGAGATTGAGTCCTTGAGAATCGCTATTCAGAAAACCAACCTGGAGACTATAGTTGAGGTTGAGGTCGAGGAAGGAAAGCGAGTTAAAAAATCAATCGCCGCATGGATTCACCGTAGAAAAGACCTAGCCGCCCTTGAGGGCCATGCGTGGGAGCAACTAACAAATCGTGGACTAAAGCCCCACCCCTATCAGGGCAAAGAAGATTTTGAGGAGGTAAAGATTGCGAATATCCGCAAATATTACAACCAGGCTGATCGGGATAAAAAAGTCGAGATTTACTCCAGTGAGCCATCACTAATTGATGCTGCATTGGAAATAAAAAACGCAACCACCGATTTGGTGGAATAAATTCAAGCTTTGACAAGTGGAGATAAAAACCGGTAAAAAGATGAGCGCAAGCCAAAGCGAAAAATTAAGGCAATCCTTGCTACGGATAAACGCAACATTACCAGCGTGTCGGTGGTTCGAATCCACCGCCACTACCATGTGGCTAGCTCAGCGGTAGAGCAGCTGTTTTGCATGTTTTGCAACTGGAAGGCTAAAGTGTTAAGTCTCAAGAGAGAAAGGATAATCAACACTCAAGGCATGAAGGTAAAAGGAAGAAAGGATAATCTATCTGCGGAAGCAGAGAGAACGTCCTGCAAGAAGTTAGTTTGTCATCATTTATCAACCGGAACTTTGCAGGCTTCCCACTTGGGCAAGTTTTTTAATCATGAGCTGTATATTAGGGATTGACCCAGGAATGGGAGGGGGCCTTTGTGTTCTCGACGAAACTGGACAGCTCCTAAACTATACGAAAATGCCGATTATTAAGCACAAAAATAAAAAGAATGAAATCGACATCGCGAGAATTGCTCTATATGGCTGTTACATTCATATAGTCGCCATTGAGTACGCAAGCGCCATGCCTGCACGTTCTGACGGACGTGGCCAAGGATCGGCCAGTATGTTTAATTACGGCAGAGGATATGGAGAAATCCTGGGATGGCTGAAAACATCGGGTAGGGAGTTTTATCAAGTCACTCCAGTCTCATGGAAGCGGTATTTTAATATTGGTAAGGAAAAGTCAGAGGCTATTCAAAAGGCACAAGACTTGAGCGGAAATAATTTCATCCCCCCACGATGCAGAACACCACACGATGGTGTTGCCGAGGCTTACCTGATCGCCCGTAGGATCTATGAGGGAATCAGAGATAACGACAAAAAAATAAAACCATGGAGTATTCACCAATGAACGAAGAAAACCGACTAAAAAAATTACAGACAATCCACCGAATTAAAAGTGAAATTCATGCTCTTAAGCTGGGAATAGGTCATGAAATTAAAGAGATTGAGGAAAGCATGGAGGTTGTAACCAATGGCGATAGCTCATCTCAAAGTTATGAGCAGAAAATCAAAGAACTTCGAAAGCTTATGAATAATCGACGAAAGGCAGAGGCCCGTCGATCAGATTACAACGCTAAGATCAAAACCCTGGATAGTGACTTTGAAAAATGCCTATGGGGTAGGGGCGATGATGACGAGGCCCAAATGGAGTTTCATTACGACATCGAAGATGTTCAGGGAACGACCGAGGAGATCATCAAGACTAAGGTCGAAAAGAAAAAGAAGAGTGAGGGACAATCAGCGATTACTGAATGATTCGATCTAAAAAACTGAGAGAGAGCGCACGTGGACAAGAATGCACCCTTCAAATCGCCGGAATTTGCATCTGTGCTGAAACTAACCAACAAACCACCATCTTGGCTCACTTCCCGGATGAGTACAAGGGAGGAAGCCAAAAATCAAGTGACATCAGCGCAGGATTCGCATGCCGGGCGTGCCATGATGTCGTCGATGGCAGAACAAAGTACCCAGGATGGGATCAAGTCAAGGACTTTTACCTGCGAAGATCGAACTTGAGGACGATTGAGAAGTGGGTCGAAATGGGAAATGTGGTGATTAAATAATGGCAACAAAAAAAGAATTGCTAATTCGGGGATTCCGCAAAAAGTTTGAGGAGTCGGGCATGCCTACCTCAGCTAAAGTTCACCTTGCGGAGGACTGTGGCATTATTGATGGGATCATCACCAAGCGAGGATCAGGGCGACCGATGGTCAACCCAAAGTACGTTCAACAGATTGAGGGGAAGTTAGCCGATCTAACCATTCATCTGGAGGAAATTATCGATGATTACAAAAAAAAAGAATCTAGGCGGTAGGCCCCGCGTTTCCGAAAAGGAAAAGATTAAGAATTTCATGTTTGCTATGAAAGATCGAGAGCACGATGAAATTAAGGAAGACTCAGAGAAGGCGCTAATGACGAAGGGCGCATTTTTCCGGGCCATTTTCCATTTCTACCGAAGGAACAAAAAACAATTTTGGGAGGAACTTACCAATGATTCATCACCCACCAGTTAGCCAGGTGCCAATTCACTACCTGGAGGGACGAAAGACGACCAAGGGAGAGCTGGTGCAATACATGAAGAGCACCGATGATTATAAGCGAAAGGCCAGGGAGAGGGCGATTAAAAAAAATAGGGAATGGAAGCACGGGACATGCAAGGCCGAGAATTTTTTTAACCGCTTATGGAAAATAGATTCGGGGGTTAGCGGGTGGAGAACCTAAAGGAATTCACCGAAGATCAGAAGGCGGCCTATAAGGCCATGGTCGAATTCTCAGAGAATGAAGACCGTATGATGTTGCTCAGCGGATATGCTGGAACAGGCAAGACATACCTGGCTGCAAAGTTTGTGCAGGAAGTAGGACTATTTAAAGACATTTTAATCACAGCCCCGACCCACAAGGCCCTGAAGGTTCTCAAGGACAAGGTCGGGATTGACTACGACTATAGCACTATTCACGCCTCGCTTGCCCTCAAGGAGCAGATTAGCGCGGACGGCTCGATATTTTTCAAGGCTGATAAATTCTCCCAGCGAGACATTGAGAATTACCAGATTATCATAGTCGACGAAGCGAGCATGATTGACAATGATATTTTTAATCAGCTTTGCGAGGTAAGTGGTTTACATCTAAAAATATTATTCATTGGAGACCCGAAGCAAATCCCGCCGGTAAACCATCCAAATGCCCAGCCATTTGACCCGGATGTTCAAATCCAATACGGAATCAAGGTCGAGACCCTTAACGAGATCGTAAGGCAGGAGGAGGGGTCGGACATTATCGAAGTGTCAATGCACATCCGGGAGAACTGGAAGGAGCCTATAAATTTTGGAGATCTGAGCTTTTCGGGAAGCGATCAGGTGAAAATCATTTACCGGATGCACGACCCGGACTATGTGTTTGAACTGATCGAATCAGAATTCAAAAGCGAGAGGTTTTCCAAGTCGAGCGACTATTGTAAGCTGCTTGCCTGGACAAATAATTGCGTCGATGGATTCAATCGGCGCATCCGGCAAATGCTGTGGGGTGAGGGAACGCCAGGAATTGTAGTCGGGGAAAGCCTGGTCATGAATGCCCCTTTTAAGACGGTGGACAATGACCTTAAAAATAACGAAGAACTGGAGGTGCTAGAAGTTGACTCTCATATTTACAAGGATATTTTTTGCTACAGCCTGACCGTGTGGAGTAAGGCAGATGAGATCGAAAAGAAAATCTATTGCGTGCATGAGGATGGCTACAAAGAATTTAAGGCGAAGGAAAAGTCCATTAAGCAGTCAGCCATCAAAAAAGGAACTAAGCAGGCGTGGAAATTTTATTACGAATTCAAGAGGCAGTTTGCCGAGGTAAAATACTCCTACGCTCTGACCGTTCATAAATCGCAAGGAAGTACCTATGACCGGGCGATCATTATAGAATCTGACATTGCAAGGAATCCCAATGTCAAAGAACGAAACAGAATCCTATATACCGCGGTCACGCGGGCAAGAGAAAAAACGACGATTATCATATAAGCCAGTAATTGTTAGATGGATCGAAAGATATCTTTTTGGCGGGATAGACGATGAGATCAATTAAAAAAATCATTATTCATTGCTCGGACACCCCCGACGACATGGAAATCGGCAGGAAGGAAATTCACCTATGGCACACTGACCCTAGACCGAATGGAAACGGCTGGCGAGATATTGGCTATCATGCGGTGGTTAGGAGAGACGGAACAGTGGAGGTAGGGAGGCCAACAGCAGAAAATGGGGCGCATGTGCGAGGGCACAATCATGACAGTCTGGGAATATGTTGGATTGGGAGGGATCAGCCATCGGCTATTCAATATCAATCCCTACTGGCCAAAGTCTTGGAGTGGTGCCTATGGCTGGATATTCCCTCCTCAGAAATTTACGGCCATTGCGAATTCGACAAAATGAAAACCTGTCCTAACATGGACATAGAAAAATTCAGAAATGAAATCAAGGAGATGCGAGATGAAGATTAAAAGAGAATTTTTGATTCAGGCCTGCAAGGACCACGATGCTATGAAAATGGGAAAACCCCCGGGTGGGGCGAGGTGGTTCCACTTGAAAAGCGGTACATCATTTTGCTTGGTCGTTGAGGGCCATTATGCAACGGTGAGAATCCTTGGGACAAACGAGAAAAAGGACTGGTGGAGAAATCTATTTATTGCCTTTACTCAATGGGCCATGTGGCACCCCGGGTTTTATCTGGATGGCGTGGATGCCTATAAAGTAGTTGAGCATCACATCAAGGGAAAAACTCTCAGAGCTAGCGGACATAGTAAGGGGGGCCCAGGGGCAATTGTCATGGCTTGGAAACTGAGAAAAGTTTGTAAGATTGACCATGTCATTACCTTGGGTGCTCCTATGGTTGCAACGTTGGCAAATTTCTTGGTTCGTTTCCCTGTGTTTCGACTGGAAGGCCCCGAAGACATTGTTCCTGACCTTCCGGGTCCATTCTTGGGGGCAAAGCATGTGGGTAAAAGAATTGGGGAGAGTAGGGGATTTCTTTACACTTCGCGAATATGGGCTAAAGCTGCGTGGCTATCTATCAAAGGGGGAAGCTGGAAGGCCCTCTATGGAGTAGCCGCAAGTCACATGCCGTCTGCCTATCTGGAGCTTGCAAAAACGGTAAAGTCTGAGCATATTGAGGAATAGATTTTTAGTCACTTTTTTTATTTTTTCCTTTACAAGTTGACAGTTTTATGATATTATATAACTATCAACGATCAAGGAGAAAATAGTGAAAATCACATCAACAAAAATCATCGAGAACTCAAACATCCCACCACGCTTGGTTCGCTCTACAGTTCGCCAGCTTGGCGGTTGTGGAAGCCTAAAGGATATAGCCAATTATGGGGCCGGTGGCGGCTATCATGGCTTTATTTACTATTACGATACCGTCGCGTTTTTTAATCGCAATAGACATCTAATTATCGATCTAGCTAAGCATGTGGCCGATGAAAATGGCGAGGACGTTTTTACGATGATAACGGGGTTTGTTTGCCTAAAGGATATGGGCCTTAGTGCAACTGATGTGGCAGAGGCGATCTACCGAGATCGAGGGGATTGTGCTGACATAATCAAAAATGCATTAACGTGGTTTGCGCTTGAAGAGGTCGCAAGGGCAGCCCTTTACACCCTTAAGGAGGTGGCATAATGAGCACAATATCAACAGAGGACCTGATGAAGCAAATCAGCTTCTCTCCCCGAGAGGTAGAAGCATATCAAACATCAGACGGCAAGCTATTTATCGATGAGGAAAAGGCAACCCGTCACCAAACCGATCTTATAGCCGTGATGGCGGATGAGTTAGTGCCAGTTGATGATGGCGGATGGATGACATACCGCGCAAGACATCGTCAGGTTGTCAAAATGCTAGCAGACCCAGAACTAAGGCAAAAACTGGTGAGCATGGCAAATGCATTAGACCACCATAAGAATTAAGTTCTCGCGGAATAATCAAGACATATAAATGAAACAACCAGTCTTACACCTGAATTTAAAAAGAAAGTGGTTTCAAATGATATATGCGGGTTACAAAGACGAAGAGTACAGAAAAATTTCTCCATATTGGTCAAAAATATTTTCTGATAAAATAAAGATCAGAGGGAGGCATTACATCCCTCACGATATTATTATTTGTTTTAGCAATGGCTATTCAAAGAACAGAGATCAATTTCTGGCAAATTGTATAGGATTGGATATAAGGGAAGGGAGGCCCGAATGGGGAGCCATCCCAGGAGAAAAATATTTTTGCCTTCATATTGGGAAAATTCGCATAAATCTCAAAAATAATAATCAAGGAGAAAACAATGAAAGACAAAAAAGTCAAAGAAGCTTGCCGAATTGCTGGAAAACACTATAAAGCGATTATTAAGTCTGGAGGGACAAGGAAGCAAGCTTTAGAGTCTGCGATTAGTTGGGTTAAGCTTTGGTCGGGATCCTGGATTAGTGTTGTTCCCAAGGATCAAGTGCGTCACATCTGTCATTTATTAGAATCCCTTGAAAATAGACTTAGGGTGCTTAATTCAATAACCATCTACGAAAATCTGTAGAGAGATCAAGGAGAATAAAATGCAATCACTTAGAACACCGTGGGAGTTGAACACTGAAACAGCGTCAGACGAATCGGAATACGACCTTTATGCGGTCGAGATATCTGACGAAATATCTCTTGACTATGTCGAATTCAAGGGATCGATTAATACATATTACGATGAGCATGGAGAAGGTGAGCTTCTTGACTCAAGCGAACTTAAGTTAATCAGTTATGAGTTTGCGGAAGGGTCAAAAAAATGCTCTGAGGATGAAATAATTAATGCAGTATGGGAGCTGCATGGCCATGAATGGGATAGATAAGAATTTACGAACATTTTTTCTCCTAATCGCTGGCCCGATGCTCGCTTCGTGCGGGCATCGGGTTTATGTTCAGCCTGGAATTGATATCCAGGGCATCGAAGCATGGGGTGAGGATGTCCGATATGTGACTGAGACAGGAGCACCAACCGTGACTTTTAGGATTAGCGAAGACCTAGATTGTGGGGACTCTGCGGCAGGATGCTGTACTCAGCAGTTATTTTCGGACAAAATCGAGATTAGAGAAAGTTACCGCAAGAACCAAGCCACTATCGCGCATGAGTTTGGTCATTATCTCGGGTATGATCACACCGATGACCCGAATTCGATTATGTATGGAGGGGGAGTGGGCAATCGCCCCTTGGAGTTTTTCGATGAATTCCGATGAAAAAATAAGTCAGGAATACAGAAAAATCATTGAGGAAATTGATGGCTCTTTCATTTTTGGGAAATACGTGAGCCGGAATTCTTCTGTAAAGGACTTAATCGTTGCTAGCTACCATTGGGGGAGGCTACACCCGCAAAGAGCATCGATTAACGACATCCGGGAATTTAAGGGATATGACCTTATTCCCCATGCCAAGCTAGATAACGGATCATTGTCCTAACAGTAAAACCGTTGTATAATATCGACCATGCAGGTCGTAAGCGTTCCAATCGACTCGGTCATCCCCTACGAAAAAAATCCTAGAAAAATCACCCAGCAGGCCATAGATCAGGTCGCTGCCTCCATTGAAGAGGTTGGATTCCGCCAGCCTATAGTTGTCAATAAAGAAATGGTGGTGATCGTTGGCCACACCCGGTTACTGGCATCTAAGAAGCTCGGTCTTAAAGAAGTGCCGGTTCATATTGCAGAACTGACCAAGGAGCAAGAGGACCGATATAGAGTAAGAGATAATAAGTCGGGCGAGTTTTCTAAGTGGGATTTTGAGGTATTAGAGGAAAATTTTGAAATACCAGAACTAATTGATATTGGGTTTGGATCAAGAGAAATTTACTCAGAAAAAATCGAGGAAAAACAGGTTAAAGAAGATATTCAATATCAGTTATTGATTTCTTGCACATCTGAAAAGGACCAAGAATTAAAATTTAATAAGCTTAAAGAAATGGGAATAGAATGCCAAGTTTTAGCGTTGTAAATAAAATAGTTCCCTCTAATTCCTTTAGATCAAAGTCAATAATCGGAAAATTCGACCTGGGAGAAAAAAACTTTCAAGAAAAAATCGAGGGAGACTTAAGCTTGCCCAGTAATTGGAGAGTGGGGATAGTTGTTGGACCAAGCGGATCAGGCAAGACAACTATTTGCAGAACATTATATCCAGACCGATTATTTAACAAATTTAATTATTCTGAGCCATGTATAATAGATGACATGCCTAGTGAAAAATCGGCAGACGAGGTAGCGATGGCCTTTAATTCTGTTGGATTTAGCACACCTATTTCTTGGCTTAAGCCTTATTCCGTTTTGTCAAATGGCGAAAAAATGAGGGTTGACCTGGCTAGGTGTTTACTAGAAGAAAATGATCTTATTGTTTTTGATGAATTTACAAGCGTTGTTGATCGACAGGTGGCCAAGATAGGATCGTCAGCCATAAGCAAGGCCGTAAAAAAGACAAATAAGCAATTTATAGCCGTTTCGTGTCATTACGATATAATTGATTGGTTGGAGCCAGACTGGGTTTTTAACACCGCCACAATGAGCATGAATCACACAAGGGGGTTACTTAGGCGACCAAAAATTAAACTCGAAATTTATGAAAAAAAAGGACTTTGGGAATTGTTTAGGAAGCATCACTATTTAAATCATTCTTTATCGCCAGCATCAAAACAATATGTGGGATTTGTTAATGGCGAACCATGTTGCTTTATCGCAACGCTGCCTGTTATTGGATATAGAAAAAGGCGTAAAATTCATAGGCTAGTAACATTGCCGGATTATCAAGGAGTCGGAATAGCTAAGGCAATGCTTGAAAAGCTATCCTCAATTTATTCAAAAAAAGGACTTGGTATGAACATTGTCACCTCTCATCCTGCATTGGCTAATTATTTGTTTAAGTCTAATAAATGGACTGTTTTCAGAAAAGGCAGAGTGTCTCCCGCAGATAACTTAAAATTGAAAAAAACATCAAGCGCTAGCAGATTAACCGTGTCTGCCAAATTTAAAAAATAGCGTGATAAAAGCGAGATTAATATGCCAGGACATCCACAGACATTAAAGCCATACACCAAAGGCGATCCCAGGGCAGTTGCCGGAGGTAAGAAGTCCAAGAGAAAGTCATTTGATAAACGAATGCAAGAGTGGCTGGAGAGCAAGATCAAGGCGAAGATTGAGAACTCTACCGAGGAAATTACGGTCGAGGAAGCAATGCGCCAGATTCTTTTCCGAGAGGCAAACAAAGGAAATGTGAACGCAATCAAGGAAGTGTTCGACCGGGCCTACGGGAAGTCTCGCCAGGTGATTGCCTTGGGACAGGATGAGGACGCCGCCCCGGTTGGTGTGAATATATCAGACATCCGGGCAAAGCAGATCAGCGAGCGGATCACAAAGAAGCTGGCGCCTAAGACAGCCAAGGCTAAGAAGTGAAACTAATTCTGTTTTTCTTGAATAGCGTTTGGGAGCTGGTCGCCCCACACACTTATTTCCAAAATAAGATCATGCGCCGGGAGGCTGACCAGATCGTCCGTGAGATCACAAGGGAATTCCCGATCCTCATTAAGGCCAGAAAGAGAAGGATAGCTATTTCCCTCGTTAAGAGATTTCATGAGGAGGGGGAAATTGTTTTCCTTCCAAAAGGCGCATCCCCTGAATATTACGTCCGGCAGTTTTTGAAGAGAAACAAGGATGAGTTAATAAACACCTATTGTTGGTTTTTAGCAAAAGAGGGAGCAAGCCTTCATGCCTCTGCTGTAGTTGGCTATGAGTCTGCGATGCGAATTTTAAACAGATAATCATGGGCGCCCCTAAGTTTTCCCCGGAGGAGATTGAGGAGGCAGTCCGCAGGCACCACCCTGAGTATTGGCTGGCCAGCTATCACCACGTCACCAGTAAAGATAAATACATCGACTTTGATTCCCCTGGCTACAAATTCCAGGAGGCAATCTATCTGGACGACAGCCCAGACATGGTTATTAAAAAGTGTACCCAGGTCGGGATAAGCGAATATTTGATAGTCCGAGCCATGGCCAAGATGTACAGGGGCCGCAATGTGTTTTATGTCGTTCCGAAGTATGACCTCCTTAAGCGCTTTGTCCGGCTTCGCTTAGACAAAAGCATATCGAAGACCCCTATCTATTCACAGGGTCTACAGCTTATACATGAGATGGGAGGCAAGGCCACGGACAACATTTCAACCAAGACCCTATGGGGGTCATCTATTGTCTTTGTCGGTTCTAACTCTAAATCAGGTTTCTCAGAATTTGTGGCCGACGACTCAATTGTCGACGAGTATGATCATTGCTTTCAAGATTTCCTGCCGATGGTCAAAGACCGCCAGGGGGACAGCGAAAACCCCACTGCCCTAAAAAGCGGAAACCCAACTTTCCCAAATTACGGTATCACCAAAGAGTATGAACTGAGCGATCAAAAGAGGTGGCATGTCCGTTGTTCGTGCAAGAATTGGATTAACCCGGATTTTTACAAGCACCTGGTTAAGGACGTGGGTGACGAGGACTATGCGGTCATTGACTCTGAATGGGAGCCTGGCAAAGAGCCTCGTTATATCTGCGATAAGTGCGGAAAGCCGTTCGACCCAAAAGGCGAAGGTGAGTGGGTCGCTACCTATCCGAGCATCGACGTTAGCGGGTATCAGATCGGGAGTGAGTTCGCATCCAAACGGAAGGCAAGCGACTTGCTCAAAGTGTTTGAGAAGTCTCTGGAGAACGAGAGCGAAAGGCAGGACTTTGAGAATAACTGGCTCGGCCGGGAGTATATCTCCCAGGGGAGCGGAATACTTGAAAAGAACTTAGATGACTGTATCGGTGACTACCGAATGCCGGAGAGCACGACCAACGTCTGCGTTATGGGAATCGATGTTGGTGAAGTCCTCCATGTGACCATTAATGATATATCAGACCCCAATCGGCCTCGTAAGGTATTTATAGGCACAATTAGATTTAATGGGTATGGGGACGAGATCGATGAAATAGACGAGTTATGCGCCAGGTACAATGTAAAGGCCGGAGTGATTGATGCAATGCCGGAGACACGTCTGTCACGAAGGATATGCTCACGGTTCAGGTTCTTCTTTCGGTGGTTTCATAGTGAGGGTATTCGGGATAGGCTTGATACTGTTGAGAGAATCGTTAAGACTGATAGAAATTTAATGCTAGATGATCTCAAAGAGAGTATAATCATCAAAAAACTAGCACTTCCCAAAAACTGCCGAACCCTCAAGCCTCTCACAAGTAAAGGAATTAGCGAATACTATGACAACCTCACCGCGCCCATCCGAACGTTCAATGAGAAAGGGGATAAGGGACGTGGTCGCTATGAATGGATCCACACGCGCCCGGATCACTATGCGTTCGCTGAGGGCTATGCAGACATTGCGAGAAAAATTATAATAAGCCTATGACTTCATTTATCGGATCACCTGTCACATCATTAGCACCTGACCAAAGGGAAATCTCGAGCGGCGCAGGGTACGCTATCCCTGGCGCTGTTGATCAGCGTGGCTTCATGCTGTACACGCCATCGCAAATCTTGGGGGCGTCCGGTGTTGATAAATGGGGCGAACATGTCAGCGTTGATTTTGAACAGCCATATTTCTTTCTGACAGTCGTTCAGCGGAATTGGTTGTTCCGTTTGTCCTCTCCGGTGATGGCTGTAGTGTCTGGTCGGATGAAACGAATTTCCAGTATGAACTATCGGGTTGTCCGAAAGGAAAAAGAGGAGGACAGAATCTTTGATGCCTTGGCCGGAGCCAAAGACCTCTATAACGAGATAGGCGACTCACTTGATCCGGCATTGCAGATTGCTAAGGCAGAGATTGAAAAGTTCATCCGCAAGGAAATGATCGAGGTACTTCCAGGCCTGACTAACTTTTCATCAGCTTCTAAGAGGTGGAAGAGGCGAATCAAGGCTAGTAAGGTAGATCAGACCAATGAGGCGACAGATTGGCTACAGCAGCCCAACGCTGGGGTAAGCTGGGAGCAGTTTATAGAGAAGGTCGTCTATGATCTCCATATTCACGGAGGGTGTGCAATTTACAAAGACTTCATCGATAACCGCTTAGAGAATTTCGATGCGTTGCCCGGAGGTACAGTCTATCGGGTGCGCCCTCCTTATTTCAATTCAGTCGAGGCGTATATACAGATCACCGGAGCAAGCCAGCCCCAGGTGTTTTACTCAAACGAAATTAGCTACATTCCCTATCTGACAGTCAGCCACACGAACCTGCCCATGATCCCCCTTGAGGCCCTGATGTCAAAAATAGCGGAGTACCTATTCTTCGATGACCTTATGGCCCGCCAAGCAGACGGAACCAAGCCACCTAACAAGATGGTTGTTATAACCAACCCAGCAGGGATCACCGGAATTAAGGATGAAGAGCCGAGCCTACCTATCTCAAGGGCTGAGCAAGACCGCATCCAAGAGGCTATCAATAACCCGGTCAAGTTCGGAGTCGTCACCTATACCGGGAACCATGTCGAAGTCGTTGACCTTACCCGAGAAAATACTATGCAGCTCCAGAATGATCGTCAGAAAGACATCAGGGAGGATGTGGCCACGGTATTCAACGCGACCAACATGGAAGTGAACCTGACTGGCTCAGCAGACGTTAGCGGGCGCACTACAGCCGATGTTCAGATGGAGCTTGCCTCCGGGATGGGTAGTGGGCCTGTCATGAAAAAGATCGCCAATAAAATCACTAACGATATTTTGCCATTTCGCTTCGGTGGTGGTCTTCGCTTTGAATTTGAATATGGGAAAGATGAGAAAGAGCAAAATGAAATTAACCGAGGCCGACTCGCCAATGGTGAAATCACCATCAACGAACTTCGAGAGGAAAATGGAGACCCAGCCTTTGCTGGTGAAGAATTCGATAAGCCTCTAAACTCAATTATTGATTCTCAGGCGGTAGCCGGATCAAGTGAGCAAAACCCAATGTTTATACAAGAATCTACCAGGAGATAACAATGCCCCTACCAAAGCCCAAAGACAGTGACACCATGGACAGTTTTGTAAGTCGATTCATGGGAGACGAGAGCGCACAGAATGAATTCGCTGATCATACCCAACGATTGGCCGTGGCGACTGATATCTGGACTCGATTTCAAGAAAAGACAATCGACCAGGCAAACGAGATGGTGAATAAGGCGCGCCATGGCTACAGTCGAAGTTAAAAACAAAAACGTAACGCAGAAGGAATTCCATAACTTGACGCGGTCTTATCAACTCGATTTTGAGGCTGTCTTTGATCTTGCCTCTCAGGAATTCGAGGAGATCATGAGAAAGGCTGAAAAAGAGGGATGGACAGACGACGACATACTGAGTGCCTTGGATGAAGTTTTTATTTAATGTCAGCCAGCAAAGAAAGACTCCAGAAAAAATATGGGAAGGGGAAAACCCTACGGGAGCTCATGGCCGATGTTGTTCAGGCATCAACCCAAAACATAGCCGAAAAAATAACTGAGAGGCAGATCAATGAATTCGAGAAATCCTGGGAAAGACAGCCGAAGGGAAGACGAAAAGGAAAGCGCCTTGTATTACCGGGAGTCACCGAAATACTCCCAGACGCGGAACAGCTCAGGGCATATTCAAAGGGGATCGGCGATGAGATTACGGACACAATGCGAGACAGGGTTGTCGGGTCGATGCGAAAGACAATCCAGCAGTTTGCCTTAGAGGGTAAACAGAGAGTTGTGCGACCAGCTGGTAGAACGGCTGGCCAAATAAACCCGGAGCTATTCGACCAACTTAAAAAAGACCTTGTATCAAGCACTAAGCAATACACAAGGAAAAACCCAAAAAGCGGAGTTCCTGACAAAGTAGATGAGATTGCGGCAAGCACTCTTAGGTCAACGATAATTAACTCGAAGCGAGAATACGTCCTCAATCTGGTTGCCTTAAACCCAAAGGCGAAAGCGTGGAAAACCTGGAACCACAATCCGAGCTTAAGTAAAGAGCCTAGAAAAGCTCATGGTCAGATGAACGGAAAAAAAAAGCCTTTTTTCGGAATCTATATGGTTAATCACTATCAAGGTAATAAAAAAATTGGGGTCGATCCAATGGAAGGGCCTCATGACCCGGACGCACCGCTTCATCAAAAAATCTCATGTCACTGCGACATTACCTATACTATTAGAATTTACGATTGACACACAGAGCATAAATACTTTAAAATAGCAATTATCCAGGGGCAGGCATGTCAAATACCGAAGCGCGAAAAATAAAATTTAATTTCCGTCCTTGTGAAAAGGATAAGGGCGACCCCTGCAATGTCACCTTAGAGAAAGACGAGGGCGGAAAAAAGCGTCGGTACGTTGCTGGTATTTGTTCTGGTCTTAAGACCGATGCTCACAAAGAGCGCATGAGTGAGAAAGCCATCAAGTCCTTCATGGACCAGATGACTAAACAAGACCTACTCCTCTACCCAGACATCCACGGAATAAAAAGCACTGAGGACATTGGAATCGGAACTCATGGTGAGATTCTGGACAATGGCGACTGGTATGTTGAATTCCGCATTTACGACGAGAATGATTTTCCTGGGGATATTCACAAGGATAAGCTGGCTACCGCGGACTCCGTATGGAAGCAATTAAATGGCCTTCCTCCCTACACAAAAAAGAGAGAAAAAGGATTTTCCATTGAGGGGATGATTCCCCCTGGTGGACTGATAGATGCTCCCGTTGGAGACGAAGCCAAAAGCGTGATTGACCAAGTGGAACTGGATGGAGTTGTTCTTGTGCCAAAGCCCGCCTATGAGTCTAGCGTCGCCAGCTCTGTATATAAAGCAATCGGAGAAAACCTGCCGGAAAAGAACGATAGACTTAGGAAGTCTCTCAAAGAGAGCCTAATGGATCGAGTCAATACCGAGCAGGTCCGAGAAAACTTTTGGGACAAGAGGTGGGAGTACAGTCGGGCTCTTGAGGAAATGGTCGAAAAGATCATGTCCGGTTCTAGTCCGAACAAGCATGAGGACTTGACTGTAGTCTTTGAAGAGTATAGTCAGCTCATGATTAACCTGGTTCTGGCATCGGAGCAGGCATTCGTTAAGGATGACAAAGATGTTGATGAGTCAATCACCCAAAAAGGCCAGCCGACTCGGGAGTCTCTAAAGAGCGCCCTTTCAGACTTAAATAAAAGTCTGTCCGCCTTGAACACTTTTATTCAAAAAGGACAGACACATGAATCTATTCAAAAACAAAAAAGCCGAAAAGTCCTCACCTGACGTTGCCAAAATGCAGATGGACGATGAGATTAAAACTCTCCTCGGAAATGTGATGAGCAATGTCAAGCAGCTCGCTTCTGTCATTGACAACGGTCAAGTGGAGCAAAAAGCCGAAGACGAAGATCGCGTTGAGGTGATGGACGGAGAAGCAGAAAAAGCAATCGAGACCACCAACCCTGAAGGTGCCGGGACTGCCAACGATGACGCCGAAGAGCGAATCGATGAAGCAGACACCACCATCAACGACGACAGCCTCTCCGAGGTTGCCAAGCAATTTCTGGCCGCCATGAAAACCATGAACGCCGTGGCCGAGAAAAGCAATCAGCCCCAAATCCAGGACACCCCAGAAGGGCAAGTCTTAAAAAGTATTGAACTCTTGGCAAACAGCCAGAAGCAAATTCACAATGAACTCCAAGAAACGCAGAAGGCTCTAGCCTCTGTCTTGGAGGGGTATGGAATTGCCGAAGAGATCAAAAAGGCCGCAGAGGTCAATACCTCTAAGAGCAAGCCAGCGATCAGCACCACTAGTGGGAACAACGAGTGGGCCGATGCGCTAAAGTCCTTAGTGGCTAAGTCTGGACAGGAACGCGACCATTCTGAAAATCTGAGCCCATTCCAGACCGCCATGAAGAGTCAAAATGTCGGTGAGTCCTCCCTGGCAAAAACCGCTCAAACCCTGGCCATGCTCAGGGGACAAAAATAACCCTATCAAAAGGACGAAAGGAAAAAACCATGAACCCCTTAATTCACCAATTTAACCGATTCGGTCAGGGTAACAACCTTATTCAGAAGGCCCTGACCACTGCGGCCAATTCCGGTGGCGCCCTCATTCCCGAAAGCCTGGAGCGTGAGATCACTGACACTATTGTCCGGCTTTCCCCCGAGCTTGCTTTAATGACCCCTGTCAGTATCGCAAGTGATCAGCATAAATTTAACCAACTGACTGCTCGGCCTGCCCCTGGCGGTGCGATGGGCGAAAATGCTACCACCCCGGTCACTAGCTCTCAAAGCTCACGGAAGACCCTTGACCTTAAGGTTATTCGCCGAAAAGGAAAAGTCACCGGCTTTGAAAAAGACTCTTCTCGAGACTACATTGACGCCCTTGGTTTTGAGATGGAAAATCAGGTCCAGGCCCAAGCCCTCGACCTAATTCAGTACATGACCTATGGCGATGCTGATGTGAACTCATACGAGTTCAGCGGACTTGCTAAGTTTATCAGTACCAACCGAACGAACAACAGCGCCGGTGCCGTTGCCCCAGCTACTCTTAAGTTCCTGGATGACATGATTGATGCCTCGAACAGTAGCGGCGGTAATCGTCACCGTCGATGCTTTAAAATGTCGCCTCAGATGCTTTCTCACGTTAGCCGCCTCCTGACCAATGTTCGACTACAGCAAGGGGGAAACACCTTGACTCAGGTTGAGATTGGTGGCGGTTGGCGCTTGAATGCATACCGGAACATTCCCATCGTGGAAACTGCGAACCTTACCGCTAAGACAGGCATTGATCCCGATGATGTAACCCTTGGAACCGCCGCAACTGGTGGCGGCCTGAGTGACGGAACATATGACATTGTTGTTGTGCCAATTACCCTTGACGGAGAGCACCTTGGTCATACTGTTAAGCAGATCACCCTCTCTGGCGGTGGCGCGGCTCAAACAATCACCATCACTTTGAGTGATGCCTTCCCTGGCGCGTATCAATATTACATCTTTGGAGTAACCGATCCCGGGGACGCAGTCTTGATTGATATTGTTCCAGCCAAGACCTATGACAGCGATGGAACAATCACCGGAGATAATGGCGTGTCTGGTAGCCCATTTACTATCTTGAGCATGACCCCAACCGCTAAGGTGCCAAGCCATTTTGCCGGAATGCGCCCTCTCGCCCTTAATAACGGCTTTGCTCCTGAGAGTGTTATATTACATGACCTGAACCCCATTCAGGGCCTCGGGAAAATGCCCTACACCAACACTGGGGGAAGTCGAATGAATGGCCTGATCACTTTTGAGAACCTGGCCAAGACTGACGACTTTGAAAACTTTCTTGTAAAGTCCTTCACGGGCTTGACGCCTGCCTTGGAAAAAACCAGCGCATGGACAAGGAACTTGATTCCTAATTAATAATGGCGCTACTCTCTCAAAAGGAACTTGCTAATCGAAAGGAGCCAAAGAGAGAACGGAAAAGGAAAGAGCCCACCCTCAGGATCGAAAAGGAAGTCGAGAAGTCCTGGGAGTGGGTTTTTTTCCATCCCGAAAACCCTGCTGACCAATATCTGACAAAGGTAATGAACATGGTGATCGACGGAGAGGCTCATCAAATACCGGTTATCGGAGGAAAGGTCAGCGTATTTAAAAACAACGTTGCCGACTTTTTTTTAAAAAGAGGTTGGGAGCTAATTGATAAAAAAGAGGTCGTATGAAAGAAAAATTGTATTTCACCGCTGGTGGGAATGGGAATTATTCAGTTCCCGAAATTATCGCTGGTAAAAAAGTCACTCTTAAATTCGTGGACGGAGTCTGCGAAGCTGTGGACCGCGATACTGTGAACTGGTTTCGAGCCAGTAGCGTATATAAGGAAATTCGCAAAGAAGAGGCCAATGCGGTCAAACTAGAAGAGAAGGTTGTAAGCCTTGAAAAGGAAATTCAAGAAAGCCTAGAAGAGATAAAAGAGCTTAAGGCCGAAAACGAGGCTTTGAAAGCTAAACTTGAAAACCCACTCGAGGAGTAAATAATGGGATTCGCAAGGGATAGCTCAGGGGGGATTGTAATAATCTCCTCTGCTCATTTTGCGGTACACCGAGGGGCGTTGTTTGGTCTTACTGACTTGGTCCCAGACCTGGACACCGCCTCTCAGGACTACCTAATAAAAACGCCAGACAGTGAATCAATTGAGCTTCATTTTCAATTCTCCGTGGAATCAACTGGTCGGTGTAATGTCTTTATTTTTGAGGATACCACTGTAAGTGCAGATGGCGTGCTCATGACTCCCTACTGCAAAAACAGAATAAAGGACACTCCGCCCGTTGGGGAGTTTTACAAGGGGCCCACTGTTACTGACGATGGGACTCAGCTATTCGGCAGAGGGGCAGGGTCAGCAACCGTGTTTCCTGGGTCGGTTCGTCAAGATGTCGAGTGGATTTTTAAGAGGAATACTAACTATATGGTCCGGGTCACCTCTCTTGCGAATGACGTGGCCTTTAGCATTGAGATGGAATATTACGAGGTCTGATGGCTTCCCTACCGACAACTAGTGAAATACGAAGTGAACTAGAAGGCTACAACATCACCCCCCAGGTAGTGAGTGACGCATGGCTAGAAAGGAATCTGTCTACAAAAGTTGTCCCCCAATGGGAGGAGTCGACACGTTCCTCCGTTTCAGGCGAGATCGAGGTCACCGAATACCTATCTGGAAATGGCTACGATCTTTTAATGCTTGGTTCTCGTCAGGCAACAGAGATCGTGAGCATTTCTCAGATTGGATCATCCGACATCGACAACTCAATCGATAATTCAACCGTCATTCTTATTCCAGGAACCGGCCAGCTTCGCAGGTCATTTGGTGACACCAACTTGGGTTCAAATATTAATTGGCCCAAGGGCAAAAAGAACATCAAGGTGGTCTATAAGGTTGGAGGCGTATCTATCCCCGATGATGTCAAATGGGCGCTCGCATCATGGGTTGCGATCAATGCCCTTAAGCTAGTATCTAGTCGAACAGGCGGTGGGAGCCTGGGCGTTGAGGGATTCAGCCGAGACTACGGCAAGGTGGGGAAATACTCAAACATCATCAGTCAAATGTGGGGCGACGTTTACCGCACCATGCAGAAATACATGACCGGAGTGGGGCAGACGTGATCAAGGTGGGCTCCTTTACCTCCGGGGGAACAACCATCTCTGGAATCAGCAGTACCAAGACATTGTGGGTCGGGTCATTTGTGTATGCCGCTGGCCTCGACGTTAGCACCAAGGTTGTTAGCATCGACGACGCAAACACGGTCACCATAGATAAAGATGCCTTGGCTGACGGAACAAACATCAGTATAGATTTCACTAACTCGAATGTAGGTGTTTGGCAAGAAAAATTCTGTGCCATGAAAGACGCCCAGGACGTTGTAGCTGAGAGAGGGGAGCATCTTCAATTTCTGCTTCTTACCGAGAGTACGGCTATCCGTGACAGATATGGAACTATTGTGGGGGGAGGGCCGATTATAATTAACATGAATGGCTTCCCTGTGCGCCCCGATCCTAGAGATAGAGAGCGAACCAGTGGAGGCGAAAGAGAGGAAAGCCAAATTGAGATTTTGACAGCTACCAATGACTGGCTGGCCCTGGGATATACCTTTGAAGATTTAAACCCGGAGAAAATGACCTGTAGGTTCCGAGGTGAGAAATACGAGCAGATTACAGCACAGCAGAGAAGCCACTTTGGGGATGATTTCCTCAACATCGCATTTAGGTTATTCAAAAAATGAGTGGGAAATTTAAGGTTAAGCCAGACGCAGTCAAGGAGAGGCTGATAGGACTTAGTGGGCTATCAACCGATGTTTTCCGGGCCTTCGCAAATAAGGGGGCCGACCGTCTGATTAGAAACTACAAACAGGGGATAAAGCGGGATGCTTTGGGGCTTCGTCCACTTTCGGGAGAGACCATTGAGGCAAAACAAAAGAAGGGAATGCCACAACCATCTACACCCCTCTATGGCCACGGAGCAAGGGATGACAAGAGCCTATTTAATGCCCTTATTAAGAGAAGGATTAAAAACGGAATCCAGGTTGAAGCAAGAAAGGCGTTGCACCAAGCCTCAAGAATTCCACTAGATGTCATGCTTGCCCTACACGCAAAAGGGTTTTCCTTTACCTCTCCAAGTGGCCGCATGATTCATGTTCCACCTCGTCCGGCTCTGAGGGTAGCTATTGACATTACTCTACAAGAGCAGAGCCTAAAAACTGACAGCCAGAAAATCAAGAGAGAGATCAGCAAGTTTATAAGCACTGGTGACCGGGCTGGACTTAGAAGGATGACCAAGGCGCTGACATGAAAGAAGTTGTCGATGGACTTAATAGTGTTGCCGGATGGGTGACAAGCGGTGCCAACGCAACGGTGGAGGGAACCAATGACCACGCGGAGTACATTGCTGGCGAGCAAAGCGCAAGTCTAATATTCCGGTGGGACAATGCTCAGGATGAGTATATTGAAAAGCCGGTTTCCTTTGGTGTTGGCATGAATGAATTCATCACGTTTTATATTTGGAGTCGGAACCTCGGCCGAAAAGGATATACCTATCAGAATGCCAGCGACTTCGTTTACAAGCTGGACTTTGGCAATGGCCGGGAATATCTAATTCCAACCTTCGGAACCTTTAACCATGTGACAGTCTATATCGCCGACATGCCGGATATCACCAGAATTCGATTCACGGCCCTTCATGATGAGGATGACTATTTGATCGTTTCTCACATGGTGGCTAGCCGAGACGAATTCCCAATTGATCTATACGAGGGATTCTCTGAGATGTGTACTCGTATGATGAACGAACTCTACTACATGATCCCCGGCGGAGAGAACGATAGGGGGGTATTGGTGGCAAGCAACATAAGCGGTTCAATTGGGGATAGTGAGATTTTTTTCGACAGCGTCCCTAAGTTTATTGAAAAATACACAGTCATCAAAATTGATGATGGGGTTAATTCAGAAATTCATCAGGTTATAGAGTGGAACGAGGATCGAGCCGTGCTTGGTGAGGACTTTGAAGGCCCTACATTAAAAAATAACTATACAGGGGCATCCGTTTATCTTATAATCCCCGTAGTATATGCAAACCAAACAAGAGACCTGCCTTTGCCGTGCATCGCAGCATGGGGATTCGACCTTAACGAGGTCATTCAATCCACCAAAGAGGACACTATCAGTGATAGCATGTACCCAGACGGGACCGTCTCGCAAAGAATCCAAGACATGCCACTCGTCCATACCATGCAAGTTGATGTCTACTCTAGGAGCATTGAGCTCCTCGCTGTGGCGAGTCGGGCAGTCAGAAGGACTTATGGGCGTGAATTTATTTGGGTCAACGGAAAAAAAATTGATATTGGCCAAGAGGCAAATCCAAGCTACAGCCCGCCGGTTGAGTCTTATAACGAAGTCCCTAAGACCAGCTACACCATTAATATGCAATTCCGTGAAGAAATTTGGAACCGGGCTAGACAAGTTCCGGGGACTACACAAAATTTGTCAGTAGAGGTAACACCATGATGAAAAAAGAAGCAATGGAAACAGCCAAGGCAGAGCAGGTCCGAAAGGCCGATGTTCGCCCCAAGTCTGATCCAAAGGTCAAAAATTGGAAAGGCCCCATTATGGATGTTGCCTTCCGTCATAATCGGTCTTTTGAGCTGAGGGCCTTTAATGAGACTATCCGATGGGAACCCAGAGGCAGGAACCCTGTAAGTCCTGACCGGTTTAAGGATGGTCTTCCCCAGGAGCTGATCGAAAGCAAGTATTTCAAAAGCCACTCGGAGTATTTCACCGTGCGGACTAAAAAAGGAGGTCATTCATGACTGGAGGAGGTTTATCCCTAAGAAGGCTTGGTGTTCGTGGAGTTAATGCACCAACCAAGGAAAAGAAAGTTGTCGAGCCTGCCGATTTTTCCATCGCTGGAATCATTGGATTTTCCGAGAGGAAATACACAAAGGCTTTCGAGGCTGAGAACTCCACCGAATTTGCTACCATCTTCGGTGGAAATATCAACTCTGCTTGGTATGGTCCGGATGTGGTCGAGAGCTTTTTCGCCAACCTGAAAAACTCAGACGGCACTCTATGGTTCAAGTCCTATGTAGGCAACAATTCTGGGACTATCGACGCGGCCGTGGCCAACAACACCAAGCAGGATGCCGGTGCTGAGAACGCAATCACCTTTCGGGCAGCTTACAAGGGGAACAACGCCAATGGTGCTGAGGAGTACGGCATTAGTGGGAACCGGACGGCTCGCAAGATCACCGCCGTTGACCGCTTTTCCACTACCCTAGCAGCGAACGTCCTTGCAACCGACACCGTCATCGAACTGACCAGCGTTGTAGACTTTCGAGTCGGCGACATTGTTCGGTTTGAGATCAACACGACCGTTTATGGAAAGGTGCTGAGCGTTGACCAGGGGGCGAACACAATCACCTTGGCCGCTCAGATCGGGGATACCGGGACCATTGGCGAGGATGTTGCCATCCCTGGCTTTACCATCCAAACATACCGCAAAGACCTGAATGGTGTGGTGAGTGAGGTCGAGGCCCTATTAGGAGCTCAAGTCTGTTCAACCGAGTCCGAGGTCACTGAGTATTATTATCTCAACGTCCACGATCAAAACCGATACCTCAAGACGATTGACCAGAGCTCATCGTCTACCCTTGGGGATCGAGTCTTGGCTACCGACGCTGACCCGGTCTATTTGACTAGTGGGTCAGACGGAACGGCCCCAAGCACCGTGGTTCAATGGAACGCAAGCCTGGCAGCCTTTGACAATCTCCCCGTGAGAATGCTGACCAATGCCGAGACCTCCAATGTGGATATTCAGAAGGCCGGGGAAAACTATTGCGCCAGCCGGGACGACACCCCGCTTTGGCACATTCTATTGCCTGAGAACCAAACCAAGGACCAACTGGAGGACTTGGGGGCTCAGTACCAAAGAAGCGGACTTGCCTTCGGCATCATTGTCGCTGATTGGATCAAGATTCCTGATGCTTTCAACACCGCTCCGAACGCCCCACTGCGGACCATTCCCAATGTGGGCCACATCATGGGAGCCTGGATCAACAGCATCGACCAGAACGGCATCCATTACATCCCCGCCACTGACCAGACCGTCCTCGCTCGGGTGAGTGGACTTGCCAGCGAGAACCTGGGAGACATCAGCGACAGGGACCGCACCAGCATTGCGGAAAGCGGCGTGAACATTATCCAGAATATCCGTGGTAGCGGTGATCGAATACGTAATTTTTTCACTATATCAACCGGGACTGCTGACCGCTTCGGAAATGCTGTTATCATGAGAAACTTTTTCAAGGTCAGCTTTGAGGACAGCCTTCGGGAAGCCGAGAATAAGCCGAACACTTTTCCCCGAATCCGTGCTAATCGCCAGGCCATGCTTAACTTCTTTTATGACCTGTGGAACCGAGGAAGTAATGGCCGAGCACCCCTGGGGGAAACCTTTGGGCAGTTTGAGCTTGCGGATGGAAGCTTGAGCACTCCTGATGATCATTTCAGCGTCCAAGCCGATGCGATCAACAACCCTGTGTCTGGACTACAGGCAGGCGAACAAAATTACGAGGCGTATTTTAGCGCCCCAACACCAGCCGGAAGTATCGAGGTCGCTGTTGGCCTCCTAGTCCTTTAAGGAGTAAGTCATGCAAGATCAAAACTTAGCGAAAAAAATTAAGATCGAAATTGACGGAGAGGAAATACCTGGCCTAGTATCCTTGACTGAAATTCTGGACGAGGAAGGGCTGATTGAGGTCAGTGGTTTTTCTCGGAAGGTCAACATCAGTGATGGCGTTAAGATGCTACAGCCTATTGATGTTGTTTACAAGGTGGAGCGCGACACTCAAACGCTGGTCTTTTTCCGGGACTGGTATTACAACGATGAGAGGCACGATGTCACTTTCATTTTTACTGATGCGACAGCTGTTGAGGTTGACCGTCTAGTCTGGCCTCAATGCGAAAATACCCTATTTTCAAAGGGGGACTACGACGCAGGTGGCGTGGCTTTTTATGGGATAACCTCGAAGCTATCCAGCGACCGATCGCCGATTGTCTTGGGGGGGTAATGCGACTCCCTATTCCCATCTTGTACCAGGGGGCAGAGTACAACGAGGTTGAGTTGATTCGCCCCAGGTCAAAGGTCATGGCCGATGCCTCAGAGAAGGCTGACAATAACCCCTATCTCGCATTCAAGGCGTTAATCTCCGGGTGCGTTGGGTCTTTCGGCGGAGAGGACACTGTCACCGAGCGAAGTCAAATTATGGCCATGGTAAATGACATGCCCTTTGCTTCGGCAGAGTTTGTTATGACTCAGATTGCCATTCTCTACCGAGGAAGTGATAAGGTTGAGGGCAAATATAAATGTCCGGCTCGCGGATGCGATGGTGTGATTGAGTCTGTCATGGACAAAGAAAACGACATCGACTTCCGAGACTCTTTGAACGCTCTCCCTGTTATAGAGAGAAGCCTTGACCCTGTTGAGATCACCCTTAAGTACCCCTTTGAGGCTAAGAACAAAAAAAACGATGAGGACAGGTTGACTATTGAGTCGTTGAAGTTCCGGGTGCCATTGCTTCGTGATGCGATCAAGGCTTATGTTGCCACTGGAGGGAGGAACGAAGTCAGGCTGACAGACGCTATCTGGTCTGAATGCCTTCTTGAGATTAACGGTGTGACTAAAGAAGAGGATAGCCTAGTGCGCTCTCTTGCCTCCTATGTCCTACAAAACAAAGACGTGGCCGATGCAAAAGAGATTGCCCGAAGAATGGGAGGCGTGGGCATCGATAACCAGGTAGAAAAAACCTGCTCTAAGTGTGGGGAGACGTTCATGGCCACGATTGATACGCGCTCTTTTTTCGTCGAGGCGATGGCTGGCTAGAGGGGCCATCCTCAGTCATCGCACTACTTTGGTTGGCGCCCTCTCTCGGGGGAATTGAGTACACCCATCGGCGTCTTATACACGATGCGGTTATAATAGGTAATGGAACCCAGGGGGCCGTTACCTTGGACATGCTTGAGAGGATGGATGTTGATAGGATCGAAGAACTGCATAAAAAGGTCAAGTGGTATCATGACCAAGTAGCGAAGCAAATAAAGAATGGCCAAAACAGCAGACAATAGTTACACCTTTGCCTTTGACCCTAGCCAATGGATGGCGGGAATTAAAAAAGCCACTGCGGCCTATAATAAATTTATTGGCTTTACCGCAAAGGCCACAAAGGGAATCACCGACACGGTAAAAAAAATGGGGAAAGTGTTTATACCTTTTCCGAAGACATTCAAAAAAATAGCAGGTGCCGCAAAGTCGAGCTTTGATAAGATCAACGGATCGATGACAGCCTCGATACTGAAAGCAGAGGCAATCAAGGGGGCGCTTGTCGGGGCCTTTAACTTTGGGCGCAATGCTGTGGCGAATTTCATTCCAGAGGTAGGTCAGGCTTTTGGAATCGTTGGACAGATTATCGGGAAAAACCTGCTTCATCCATTGCGAGAAGAACTATTGCCCCTGCTTAACAAAATGGTTAAATGGGCTCAGGATAATAGGGCGACCTTTGCAAAGTGGGGCGGGACAATCACCAACGTTTTCAAGGGAGTGTTCTCCGTGCTCAAGGCCGGCATCAAAGTCATTCAGTCTTTTACCAAGGGATTCATGGATTCCTTCACCGGATTTTTTGGTGGAGCAGAGAAGAGTATCACCGAAACTATCAATCTAATTGTGGTCAAGCTGTCATTCGTTGCGGCCTTTATTGAGGCAACCTTTGGACCTATTGCTGAGATGGTCGGCAATATTTTTGGTGCGGCTCTGAATAATGTCACAACCTATTTTTCTTCCTTGCTAAAAGGATTTTCCAGTTTCAATGAAAAAAGCAAGGGTTCTTTTGATTTCCTTGAGGAGTTGAAGGGAATTTTTAATGATCTCCTTGTAGTCGTGGAAAATCTACAACCAGCATTTGAGGTTCTTGGCAATATCATAGGTGTGACGTTTGGTGCAGCTATTAGAAATGCCATGGGAGGAGTTAAGGCCCTTGTGTCAATCCTCAAGTCTGTCTCAGAGCTCGCAACCGGAAATATTACCATAGGGGATGCTTTTAGTGAAATTAGCGCAGCTATTACCAATGCCTTCAAAAACAGCAAGGACACTGTGTTT